AGGGATCTATTATCATGGGATCCATAACAAATCAGAGAACACTTTTAGATATAAGAATCATCTCCTGGAGTTTAGAGGCCTGGATGATCCTCAGAAACTAAGAGGAGCATTTAGAACAATATGCTATGCTAATGAGATCAATGAGCTAACAAAGGAGGATTTCACTCAGCTAAACATGAGGACAAAGGATAAATTTATTTGTGATTATAATCCATCAGATCCGAACAGCTGGATCTATGATGATCTGGAATCGAGAGATGATGCAGATGTATTTGTTTCAACCTATATGGATAATGCTTTCCTGGATCCATTGATCAAGGCAGAGATCGAAAGGCTGGAGAAAACTAATCCTAATTACTGGCAGATCTATGGATTAGGCCAGAGAGCAACATATACTGATCGGCAGATCTTTACAGATTTTAAGATCATAGATCATAATGAGTTCCCTGATCTGGATGAAACTTATTTGGGATTAGATTTTGGATATACGAATGATCCAACTGCAATTGTAGAGGTAGGAAAACAAGGTAATAAATTATACATCCATGAAATTTTGTATAAAACAAAGTTCACTAATCAAATGATCATTGACTACATAAAGAGAAATGATCTGGATCAGAAATTGATCTATGCAGAATCAGCTGAGCCAAAGAGTATTGATTTCCTATCAACAGAGCTCTGGGTAAAACCAGCAACTAAAGGAGCTGGATCTATAATGGCTGGGATAATGCTGTTAAAGGATCATGAGATCATAGTATCTAAACAATCCAAAAACATGATCAAAGAATTTTACAATTATTGGTGGGAGAAAACAAAGAATGGCCAGATCATAAACGTACCAAGAGATAAGCATAATCATTGCATGGATGCTCTCAGATATATGGTATTTTCAAGATGGAAAAAAGGAGATAATTTCTTTGTAATCTAATGAGTTTTAAATTTTGTAAATTTGCTTTTAATTTCTTATATCAAAATATATGGCCAGCTTATTAGATAGGATCCGGAACCTTATTACAACAAAGAATAATCAAGCTACTAATATTGATTATAATAAAGCAGTTTTCAACTATCTTGGAAATAATATAATCTGGAATGCAGAGAATGATCAAACTTATATTGACAAAGGCTATCGACAAAATGCAACGATCTATTCATTGGTTAATATAATAATCAATGCATGTTCAACAATACCATTTCAGATCTTTGAGATCAAATCAGAATCTGAATTTAAAAGATATAAAGCATTAACCTCAGCATTAACTCCAGAGGCTATGCTAAAGGCTCAGATCATGCGAAAACACACAATGGTAGAGTTAGAGCATACTAATATCCATGAGCTGTTAGAGAGGCCAAATCCAATGCAATCTTATGGATCTTTTATCCAGGAACTAATTGCATTTGGAAAACTGACTGGAAACAGATACATCTATGGGATAGCTCCAGAAACTGGATTAAAGCAATACAAAGAGCTTTATGTTTTACCATCTCAATTAGTTGAAATACATTCTGGAGGGATCATGCAACCAGTAAAAGAATATAGTTTGCAATACAATGGATCTCACAAAATTCCAGCTGAAGTAGTTTGCCATATTAAAGATTTTAATCCAAACTATAATCTTTCTGGATCTCATCTTTATGGACAATCTCCATTGAAAGCTGGATTAAGATCATTGCAAACAAACAACGAGGCAACAGAAACTGGAGTTAAATACTTACAGAATCAAACAGCCAGAGGAGTTCTAATGAGTGATGAGGGGGATATTAATGAAGTTCAGGCTCAACAGCTTAAGGACAGATTTAAACAGCAATACAGAGGATCTAACAATGCCGGAGATATTGTTATAACTCCAAAGAAATTATCCTGGATAAATTTTGGATTGAATGCATCAGATCTAAGTTTGATCGAGCAATACAATGCATCTATTAAAGATCTATGCAATATCTATAATGTTCCATCTGTATTATTAAACAATACTGAATCCTCAACATATAACAATGTCAAAGAGGCAAAAAAATCATTGTATCAGAATGCAATATTGCCAGAAATGTTAAAGATCAGAGATGAATTAAACAGATGGCTAATGCCTCAATTTGGAGAAAAATTAAAATTAGATTTTGATTTCACAGCAATACCAGAGCTCCAGGAGGAAACTGAAAAGATAGTTAATCAAATGAGCTCGGCCTGGTGGCTAACTCCAAATGAGAAAAGAATTGCAACTGGATATGGAGTTGATGAGGAAAATGATATGATGAATACTTATTATGTTCCATCTAATCTTTTACCAATAGAGGAATCCGAAGTTGATCCAAATCAGGATGGCATAGAGCCGATCAACTTGGATGAGGATCAAGAGGAAAAAACTATGATCATAAAAAGAGCTGTTCCTGGAATGGATGATGCTTACACAACTGAGGAGGAGGCTGAAGCAAGAGCTGAGGAGCTCGGTGGATCAGGATCTCATTCTCATGAAGATGAGGATGGAAATGAGATTTTTATGCCATTTAATTCTCATCAGGAATATATGGAGGCTATTGAGAATGATAAAAATTATCATGATGAGGATGAGGAAAAGCAAATGAGTGCTCAATTAGAAAAAGCATTAAAAAAAAAGGCTGATGATCATAATGAAAAAGTAAACAATGCTGTAAGTAAACGAACAAATGTTAGAACTTTATATGCAGTTTACAAAAGAGGGATCGGAGCATATAGAACAAATCCATCATCAGTTAGGCCATCAGTTTCATCTCCAGAACAATGGGCAATGGCCAGAGTAAATTCTTTTTTATATGTTTTAAGAAATGGGAGATTCAGATCTGGCCAGCATGATACAGATCTCTTGCCAGCTGAACATCCAAAATCAACAAAAAAAAAATCAAGTCATAACAACGAGGAGGATCCTTACAAAATGAGTTTTGATGGCTATCCTCAATCAGCATCAAACAACGCTCAGAGGATGTTAGATCTAAAAGAAAAACATGGATCTAAAGTAAAAGGAGGAACAGCAACTGGATGGAAAAGAGCTAAACAATTGGCATCAAGATCTGATCTATCATTTAGAGATGTATTAGATATTTATTCATTTTTAATGAGGCATAAGGGAAATGAAAAAATAGATCCCAAATACCAGGATGAGCCTTACAAAGATGCTGGATGGGTTTCTTATAAACTTTGGGGAGGCAAATCAATGATCCCTTATGTTACCAGGATAAGAAACAAATATAAAGATGATTAATTATAACAAGTTTTCCAGAGCTTATGATCAAAAATATAAAATTGTAGAAAGGAAACAAATAAGATCCTGGAGCAAATTTTATAAGGATAAATATTTTTCAACTATTGATCAATTCTTACAATTTCAAAAAAAAGATTTTCCATTTCTATTTACAAAATCTGATTGGCTTAATGCATATAAGTTCTTATATGTTAATGTAGGAATGTCAATGGCTAATTGGTATTTTAATAATTTTGAAAAATTTGCAACGAAAGATCTTGAAACTAAAAATTATCAAACAGCTTGGGAGGAAACATTTGCAAATATTTCAGCTCAAATTGGAACAAAAAGAATAACTGGATTGTCAGCAAATCAAAGAAAACAATTAAACAATCTTTATTCAAAGTTAATGAGAGATCCAAAATTTATGGCTCTGGGAGTGCCAGAGCAAACCAGGATCATAAGAAAACAATTAACATATTTATCAAAAGTACAGGCAACCAGGATCGTAAGAACTGAAACAACAACAGCATCAAATATGGCAATGAGAGAATCAGCTTTTACTATGTTCGATAAATCATCTCTTAATAAAACCTGGCAATCATCTTTTTTGCCAACCTCAAGAGATGGCCACATGGAGCTGGATGGAGAAACTATCCCTGAACATGAAAAATTCCTGGTTATAGCTCCAGATGGTAAATCAGATATGATGAGTTTTCCTGGAGATCCAGCTGGATCAGCTGGTAATGTTTGTAATTGTACTTGTAAAGTTTTTTACATCCCAAAAACATATAATGAAAGAGTTGTTGGTGGAGATCTTGTTGATGTCGGATTTGGATTAGTTTCCAACACACCTGGAGGAGCTGGAGATCTGGTTTCAACTGGAGTTGCAAGAATATTGCCAGCATCTGGAGGAGCAACCATAACACCTCCTAAAGAAATTGATGATCTGTTAAGAACAATAAGAGAAACTCAAAGGAGATCAAATGAGGGAGATTTATATGCAAAATTTACTGATAAGATGCGAAATTATGTTGAGGAATTAAAAGGGTTTGGAGCTGATCTGGATGATTACATTTCTATAATAAACAGATCTCAGCCTTTAAATAAACTGAGGCTATTTATAACTAAGGCAAGAAAAGATATTAGGCAATTTTATCGGCCATCAGAGAAAAAAATGCAACTATCAAGAGCCTTTGGTAGAACAAGCCAGGTTAGAACATTTATGCATGAGTTTGGCCATGCTCTTGATGATTATTTTGGAATTGGTATTAAAAACTGGGGCTCTTATAAACCTTATAGATTTGGTAATGAAATCTGGAAAAAATTTGCACAAAGATATGTTGGACAAACTGGATTAAAACAATATAAAAAATTTACATCTATGTTTGATGAGAGTTATAAAAAGTTATCAAATACAATATCACAAATGAGGCAAGCTGGAGCATCAGCTGATGAAATAAGTGCATTCGTGGAAAACAGATTAATTCAAATCTATGGAGATGATCC